TCTTCTCTCCAGAGCCAGCCTTGATTCTAGCTTTTTTAGCTGCAATGTTTGCGTACAAACCTTTACCAGCCATTACTTACCTTTTTTCTTAGCCATCATAAATTTTCTAAGGCCTGGGTTTAACTTAGACATTCCGCCGCCCATTTTTTTAACTCTGCCACCTTTCATCATACCTTTAGCTGATGCTGCTGCAGATTTCATGGACTCAGTTTTATTGTTGTCTTTATCTAAATCTAAAAAATCAGGTTTAGATCCTTTCATCATGGGTTTTCTTTTCATCATTCCGCCACTCATTTTTTTTACTCTGCCACCCATCTTGTATCCTTTAGGTGTAACTTGTTTGTTGTATAGTCTATTTGCCATTATTTTTTTCCTCCTTTAAATATTTGCGTTCCCTTTATACCATATATACTCGCAACGACAAGTATCCACAAATTTGTGAACCAGCTGGGAAGCTGTTGGAACTGCTCAAAGAACTCTTTTATCTTTGCAGCGGCCGCAGGATCGTCACTAAAGACCCCATATGCGATTACTAATATTGGCAGCGTGAGAACGACCAATACGAATTCGTCTTTCCAGTCCGATTGTCTTGCCTCAAGTAGTTTACCAGAATATTCTAGCTCACCAGAGGCCATTTTCTCTGCATGTTTGGCTTGTGCGTTAGCCATCATCATTTGTGTTTCTTTTTTCTTCTTATAAATGTGCGAACCAGCGTT